CTAGGCGAATGTACTAAAGGCGCTTACAAAGCAATTAAAAGGGGCAAGGTCAATGTTCGGACTGTTTAAGAAGAAATTAAAACTTGATACAAAAGTCGAACCATATCCTTTTGAATTAAAATCTTTTACGTTGCCACAGCTTACGGCAAACTGGCGGCTATACGGCCAAGGACAAACCAATTGGGACGCTAAGAAAGCGGTAACAGAAGGCTATCAGTCAAGCGCGGTAGTCTATGCGTGTGTTGAGAAGCGTGCCAAGTTGATTGCAAGCGTACCTTGGTATGTAAAGTTAGGCGATGAGTTAGCGCCAGATAATCACCCATTAGTAAGATTATTAAAACGCCCTAATTCTGACCAAAGTTTATATGAATTTATGTACTCACTAAGCCAGACACTAGACTTAACCGGCAACTCGTTTATTACTGAATTTAGAGCAGGCTCGGCAAATAAACCTGTGCAATTATGGCAAATAGAAACCGACAGAGTAAAGATACATCGCGGTAACATTAACCTTGTGGATAACTACAGTTACAACGGTGAATCAGGTAAGGCAGACATACCGACCACTGATATGATACAAATTAGAATGCCTAACCCACAGTCACCAGTTTGGGGTATGCCTGTGTTAATGGGCGCCTCAATTGCTACTGACGTGGATAGAGAGGCGGCGGCATTCCAAAAGGTTAGCTTTCAAAATCGTGGCTTAAGTGACTTAATGGTTGAGTTACCAGAAGGTGCAACACAAGAGCAAGCGGATTACACACGCGATAAGCTAAAAGAAAATCAGCAAAGGACAGCTAATGCACGCGCACCCATTGTTACCACCGGTAAAGTATCGCAACTTAACCAAACAGCCGCAGAAATGGACTTTGTTAATTCACGTAAAAGCGTATGGACTGAAATAGCCGCCGCGTTTGGCGTGCCACTGTCTGCAATAGGATTTACCGAAAACGTAAACCTTGCCAATGCTGATGCGATGAACAAACAGTTATGGGAAGCAACGATTATCCCACAGCTTGACTTGATAACTCAGCAATTAAACAGTCAGCTTGCCGTTGAGTTTGGCGACAATGTAGAGATATGTTACGACCTATCAAACATTACCGCATTGCAAGAGGCTTACGATAAAAAGTTAGAGAACGCAAGAAAGCTATTTGATATGGGTGTACCTTTTGATGTTATTAACGAGCGCCTAGAATTAGGCTTTGAAGCGTTTGCTGGCAGTGACACTGGTTATTTATCATCTTCATTATTACCCGGTGGAATAGATTTGGGTAGCGAGATTTGAAAACATTATCAGGTAGCTCATTATCGCGCGAGAGGGCTATTCAGTTACGGCTATTAGCGACTATTGAACGTAAGTATGAAAGACAGTATAGGCTTGAAATAAAACGCGCTACATTGGCTCTTATTGAAGCATCAACAGGTCAAGAGGTTAACGCTGCACAAGAAACGCACCGCGAAAACATTAAGCGTATTTTAATGGGTAACTGGAACACAACATTTAATCGTTTTGGTGAACGCATAATTAAACCGAATGAAAAATCAATTTGGCGCAACTTAGAAACTAAAGACTTTATGCTTGACCCTGCCACAGCTTACAGGCTTGCATCTGAACGATGGGCGGCTAAGTATGGCGCTGCAAGACTCACTGAGGTCGTGGGGACTACAGCAGAAGATGCTAAGGCGATTGTAAGGCGAGCCACAGCCGAAACCGTTAGAGATAACTTGGCAGAGCGTGAAGCAGGCTTATTTATTCAAGCGGCCATTGCGTCAAAATCATCATCAATAAGCAGATTAAGAAGCAGAGTAATAGCGCGAACAGAGACACACACCGCCTCACAGTCAGCATCATATGAGGCGGCAAAGGCGACTGGTATTTCTGTTAACAAAAGATGGTCGGCAAGTGGCGGTGATAGAACGCGAGAAACACACGAAGCAGCGGACGGCCAAACCGTTAGCATAGATGAATTTTTTGATGTAGGTGGTGAAGCAATGCTTTATCCGGGCGACCCAGACGGTAGCGCAGAAAACGTAATAAACTGCCGATGTATCAATTTAATCGTACCAGTAGAATAAACATACATATTAGTGTTATAATGCGCTAATACTTGGTCAAATTAACCAATTAATGAATTAAGGCATATTATGGAATACAAGCACGTAGCGTTTAAGATGGACGAAGTGAGCGAGGAAGCCAATGTATTTAAGGGCTACGCTTCTACTTACGACCTAGACCGAGGCGGTGACATAATTGTGCGCGGTGCATTCGATAAAACACTGGCAGAAAATGCAAGCCAAGTAAAAATACTTTACATGCACAAGCAGGATTCACCCATAGGCAAACCAATGCTTATGCGTGCTGATGAGAAAGGCTTGTACATCGAAGGCAAGATAAGCGACACCGCGCTTGGCAAGGACGTTAAGATACTTATGCAGGACGGAGTAATTACGTCAATGAGTATTGGATTTATAACCAAAGAAGTTGATTATAATTCGGACGGTGTTCGCTTAATTAAAGAACTTGACCTTATCGAGTTTAGCCTTGTAACTTATCCTATGAATGAAAAAGCTATTATTACTCAAGTTAAAAACGCACTTGACCCGCGTGAACTTGAACATATTCTGCGTGAGGCAGGGTATACAAAATCGCAGGCCGCTAAAATGGCTTGTGTATCTGTTAAGAGTTTGCGCGAGGCAGAACTTAACGATGTGGAAACCCTAGAAACCCTTAAAATGCAGTTAAACCAATTTTTAAAAAGGTAACATATTATGGAAATTAAAGAACTATCAACATTGTTTGCAGACGCTACTGCTGAATTTAAAGCAGCACGCGACAAGCACGATACCGAAATCAAAGCCGCTGGTGTTGTATCTACCGAGCTAAAGACAGCGCTAGAACTTGCTGAAACTAAGCTTAACGACCAATTTGCTGCACTTGATGCCAAGCTTATTGCAATGGAAGTAGACCAGAAGCGCAAGTTTGATTTGTCACCTAAGAGCCGTAAGTCTTTGGGCGCTCAATTCGTTGAACATGCTTTATATAACGAAGAAGTTAAAAACGGCTATGGCTTTGGTAAGTCTGTTGAGCTTAAAGACATTAGCAACTTGGCAGCTAGTGCCGGTGGTCTAGTACCTGAGTTTCGTGACCCAGAAGTCTACCGTACAGTCGGTGGGATGCGTCAACTACGTGTTCGTGATTTAATACCTACCGTACCCGCGTCAGGTAATGCCGTTGTTGTTATGCGTCAAACCACCGCGACCAATGAAGCAAAGCCACAAGGTCCGCAATCAGGTACAGGCGGAAATCAAGCAGTTGGTGCTGGTGAATTTGCCGCTAAGTCACAAAGTAACTATATTTGGACAGAAGTTACAGTGCCGATTCGCACAATCGCTCACTTTGTACCCGCTTCTCGTCAGATTCTTTCTGATGCGCCACAGGTTCAAAGCTTGATTGACACCGAATTGTCATACGGCTTACAACTTGAGTCAGACGACCAGATACTTAACGGTGACGGCACAGGTCAGAACCTTACAGGCATCTTAGGTGATAGCGCGATAAACGATGTTGGTCAACTTGCAAGCGGTACTACTGCTGCACAAAGACCAGCAGCAATGATTGAGCATATCCGCGCCGCTGTTACTGAGTGCCAGAAGTTTGAGTACTACAACATTAACGGCTTATTGCTTAACCCTGTTGATTTCCAAACGCTTGAAACAGCCAAAGCAACTGATGGTCATTACCTGTTAGTAGCATTTGCTGCGACAAGCGGTGAGACTCCACAGATTTGGCGTGTGCCTGTAATCGTATCTAACGCGATTGCTGTTGGTAACTTCCTAATCGGTGATTGGACGTTAGGCGCTAAGATTTATCAGCGCGAAGGTGTAAGCATCCGCGTATCTGAGTCAGACGGTACAGACTTCATTAAGAACGCTGTTAAGGTTCTTGCTGAGGAGCGTATGTGTCTAGCAGTTAACAGACCAAAAGCATATTGCAAAGGTTCGTTCACTGTAGCAGCATAGTAATAAAGCGGGGTTAATAGCCCCGCTATTTTTAAGGTATATATATGACTGATTTTATTGTATACGACATAATCGAAAATTGCTTTATTGGTCGAGCAGGTTTTAAAAAGACGCTTGATCCAAATTGCGAAATGACACAAAAACTACTTGACGGCGGTTATATCAAAGCGCCACAAAACAAAATGCGTAAACCCAAAACAGAGAAAAAATAATGACTGTTTTTGATAGCCGGTACTCATTAGCATTTAGCAACTCACAATCATTTAAAACGGTTGCTACTGGCGCACTAACGCCTGTAATCACTAAAGCTGAACTGGCTGATTATTTACGCTTACCAGATGATACAGACCCGCTATTGCAACAAATTTGCAACGCATCAACACAATTTATTATCAACAGATTAAAGACTGAGCTTGTATCACGCGCGCGTATAGTGACTTACCCTAATTACCCGACTATAGGTAGCACTAGCTCACACAGCTTGTCACGCTCAAGGCAGCAACTAAAAACCGAAATACTCTTACCTTACGCCAATGTTATTAGCGTGCAAGAGGTAAAGCTTTACGGTGTTGCAATTACTGATTACCAGATTAAACAAACACAACCTGCCACTATTGAGCTTGATGTTATTGACTTAATCGAGAACGATGAGCCTGCAATAGTAATTGAATACACTGCGGGAATAGGTTTAATTGAGGATATACCGGCTGATTTGAAATTCGCTATAACAATGTTTGCGGCCTATGTTTATGATAATCGTGGATGTTCAATGGCTGATGCCTTTATGCTTAGTGGCGCTGATGAAATGACCCGCACGTATAACACTATGCCGGTGGTTTTCTAGTGAAATGCTGCGACATTAAAGCGGGTGATTTGCGTAATCAAGTCAGCTTGCAACGTAAACAAATAAACAGCGATGGTGCAGGCGGTACGGTAGTGACATGGGTAGAGTATGCTACTCCTTGGTGCAAGATAACGCCAAAGACAGGCAGCGAAAAGATTTACTTGGGGCGATTAGACGCGCAAGGATTATCTAGCGTTACAACGCGATACATGAGCACGATTATAGAAAGCGATAAATTAGTGTTTAAAAATAAAGAGTTTCAAATACGCTCAATTATAAACATAGAAGAACGTAACAAATATACAGAGATGCTAATCGAGCGAGGCGTTACGCAATGATTAATCTAAAGGTTACAGGCTCACAGGATATAATAAGCCGCTTACGTAAAGTAACTAAGAATGTAGATGAGATAGCGGCCGAGTCTGTATTTCTTACTGCTAACCTTGTAAAAAATACAGCGGTTAAAAGTATTCAATCTATCTCAATGGGTGAAAGAGTAAGGCGGCCTAGACAAGGCGGTGGCACTTTATCGCACATTGCATCAAGACCAGGCGATGCACCCAATACAGATACAGGCAACTTAGTAAAGAGCATATCAGTACAGCCTTTGCAGCCTAAAAAAACTATGACAGTAGGCGTTAATGCTAAGTATGGTTCGGCTTTAGAGTTTGGCACTAAAAACATGGAAGCCAGACCATTTATGCAACCAGCAGTTGAAGAAAACAAAGACGCACTTGATAGATTCTTAGAAAATAAATTAAAGGCGCTACTAGCATGAGCATTGCTATACAGCAGTTAATTTATGATACACTTATAGAAAGTGGCGAATTAGGCGATTTATTAGCCAGTTTGACGTATAGTAATGGCGATGTTGTGCCTTGCGTGTTTAATGATTTACCGCAAACAGATGATGAAAGTGTTTACCCATGTATCGTAATTGATGCCGTAACAAGCAACCAGAACGATACAGATACCACAAACGGATTTGATGCAACGGTTATGATACACACATGGTCAATTTCGCCAAGTAATGTAATCGTTTCAAATATTCAGGATGTAACATATTCTTTATTGCATAGGAAAAAAGGCGGTAATGTAAGCGGTATATCATGCGAGTTAACAGAAATATTACGCGACCCTGACGGCATAAGTCGGCATGGCGTGCAACGGTTTAGAATTTTTTACGAAAAGGTAGATTGATAATGTTAGAGATAGAAATAGAAAAAGAAATCCAATCAAAAGGTTTAATTGCACCGCGTTTAACGCCAGAAATAATAAGCGACCGCATATCAGCACGTCAGTTTCATGTATTCCAAGAGTCATGTTTAACTGTTTGCTGCTTAACTCTTTCAAATGGATATACGGTAACAGGTGAAAGCGCTTGTGCTAGTCCTGAAAACTTTAACGCTGAAATTGGTGAAAAAATAGCATTTGAAAACGCTAGGAATAAAATATGGGCGCTTGAAGGTTATTTACTAAAGCAAAAATTATTTAACGAAAAGGTGGATTGATTATGAGTGCAGGAATTGGAATAGTAGGTCGTAATGTATTGATGACTAT